GTCACAGGTTGATGGAAGTCCGCAGACTGACGTGAGATCGTCCGACTCTTGTGTTGCGCGGGTGAAATTGGTTTTGTACCTGACGCGCAGCGTGCCGGATCTGATTGCGTCATCAAACACGAGGGAGATGCCTGAAGCAAAGTCGCTCGTTGGAAGATCGCGCTGCAGTCTGGCCCCATGAATTACCGGATAGTCGTCGGCAAGATAGCGCAACCGAACGTCGATTAGATCTATTACGTTTGTTGCGCCGGTGAGATTGACCTGGCGGTCTGATCCGTTGTACGAAATATTGAGCGATGCGACCTTGAACAATCCGTTTGCCGTTGATGACAAATCATCCAACTCTGCATTCAGAGAATCGAACAAAAGTACGCGCGGGAACCGCGGATTGAGGGTGACAACGACAGCCCCATGCGAAGCAGCCGTTGAGCCACCGTATCCGCGCTCAACGGTCAGCGTCTTTGTTGCTTGGTTTGCTTCCCAAACGTAACAGAGTTCTGATTCAATTTCGAATACAGAACCAGCACGAAAGCCGCCAATATCGTAAGACAGCACAATGCTCGTGTCGCTACTCGTGACACTCGACGCCAGTTTGTTGCGTTCTTCAACGACCCCTGCCAACATCTGCCGCGATGCCCTGTTGAGGACAGTCGCAACTGTAGTCATTAGTAGCCTGCGTAACTCCCGGCTTGTGCGCGCGCTGCGGTCTTCTTGCTCAACTTGCGCTTTGTGGTCTTTGGTGCGCCAGCCATTTCCTTGGCTGGCTTCTTCGTCTTTTTCATTTCTTCTTTCCGTACTTCATTTTCTTGCCGGACTTGGCCGCTTCCTTTTTGGCTGCAGCCATACCCTTCTTCGTGTACGGGAATTCTTTCTTACCAACCTTGGGCATGTTTGTTCCTTTCGCTTACCACTTGACTCTATCAGCCCAGTAGGCCGCAGACATCTTCCCTTTGGCAATATTTTTGGCATGGCGGGCCTTGAATGATTCCCTGCGCTTTCGATACGCAGCGGACTCGCCCTCCTTCTTTGGGGACCCCTGGACTCCCTGCTGTCCGAATCGGATCAACTTGACCTTGCTTCCCTCCTTGGCAAGCACTGCGTGTGACTTGCTGGCATTGGGTGTGCGCTTGGGCTTGTTGTATCCGGCGAAGGTTTCGCCCCTGTACTTGATGGTCATTAGTCTGCTGTTGCCTCCAACCGGGCGGACCCGTTTATCTCTTGGGGTTGACCCCCTGACTTCCTGATGCGCTTATACGCATCCAGGTCCCTGTCCAAACGCTTTTCTTTTGCGTTCAGTTCTGAGATGTTGTGCCGCGTGGGCATTGCTGCACCGGACATTCGAACGTGGGAAACTCGACACGCAAAACAGCCGTCGACGTCAAGGGTTGGGTGCGTTTCTGCGTGTTTCATGTCCCCTGGTTTCTTTTAGTAGAAGGTTCCTGCAGCGTCCCTAAACGGTGTGTACTTGCCAGTATAAGCGGAGTTGAACGAAACAATCAGGGTGTTCAGTCCACCAACAATGATTGACCCATCAGGGATTGATTCTATGGCCCCTTGTGGATCAAGCCCATCTACGTACCCTTCTTCACTGATGCTGAATTCGTCGCCGCCGCCCTGTTGCTGGGCAATGAGGGCCATCACGTGGACAATGCCCTTGCCCCAGGTCCCGGCAATTGTGTTCAGTGCGCCGAGCAATTCGACGCCAGAGGTGCCAGCAAGAATGTTTGCCGCCCCCTGTGCGTCCTTCCCGGATGTGCCAGCAAGCCTGTTTAGTTCTTTTTGAAGGCTCATGAAATGTATGCTCCGTATCCCGCTGCGGTCAGATCGGATGCTTCTTGCGCAGTTATTTCGTGAATGTGCCCGCCATGGTACGTCTTGACAATTGTGTCAAATTCTGCGGGATCATCTTCAACATACGTGCCGTCGTTTAGTTTGAACACGTTTTTGCCGCGTGCTTGCGGCGCATAAAAGCGAAACAAAAACAACGCAATGCCATCTGTCTCCGGAAGGACCGAAGTTACTTCGTTGCTCGTCGGCGGAACAAATGTTGGCACGCTGAAATTGTACACGAAGCGGGGCCAGGCCAGGGGATTGTGCCCGGCCCCGCTCTCGTTTGAACTAGTTAGTTCAGTTTGAGCCGATGCTCGATGACGACTCAACGCGGCGCAGCGACGCCTCGCGGAATCGACCGTAGCCACCCAACCAGTACCAACCAATCGGCTGGAAGCGGTACAGGGTGTCGGTCACTGGACCACGCACGACGCGCGGGAACGGTCCATTGCCATCGGTGAGGCTGTGTGCCTTGGCGAGTGCCTGGCGACCCATGATGTGGGTGCAGTACACGTCGACAGTGCCACCGTTGCCTGAGTCCTCGAAGTTCTTCGCGCGCGGCGTCTCGATGAAACGCACGCCTTCGAAGGCTCCGATTTCGCCCATGTAGATGTTCGCCGGATCGCTGTACACGTGCGGGTCACGCCACGAGGCGACACCCGTTTCGCGACGGAGATCGTACGACACGTCCGGGTGGATGTAGCCCATGTACATGCCGCCGAACGAAACTGCGTTCGCCTTGCGGAGTTGGGCGACAACCTTGCGGATGTCGTTGGCCTCGATGATGTCCTCGGCCTCAACCGTTGCGCGGCTTGATGGGTTCGTCGAACCGCCACCACCGTAAACAACGTTGGTGCCACCCGCGAGAACTTCGCGAATGATCGAGTCGATCGAGATACCAGCGTTGTAGCCGACGATGTTGGCAGCAGCCGCATCCACGTCGAGGAACGACGTGCCACGCAACTTGGCCGTGGTCGACACGGCATTGCCGTATTCGGTCAGGGTCACGGTCACTTGGCTGTCGCTCATCGCAACTGCAGTGACGTCTGAGGTTTCCGTCAGCGGAGTGGTGGCCTCAGCGATGTCATTGAAGATCGTGAAGGTCACTGCCGAGCCGGGCATTGACTGAGCGACCGGCATCACGTCTGCAACCGCGTCGAACAGGAGTTCGCTGCGGAGTGCGAAGTACGCAATCCGATCAAATGCTGTCTGGTCTGTTGACAGACTCGACATCTGGGTATATGCCATTGTGGTTCATTCCAATCTCCCGAGTGGGGAGACCCACCGGGCTAAGTGTTTTGTGTTTCTTGCCTTGCTTGAGCCAGCAGTTGCATCACTTCATCCGCGCTCTTGGCCTGATTGATCCTTTGGTTCCAATCGACTACCGGTTCGCTGGTTTCGCCAGCGGTGCTTGCCTTCTGCATTCTGGACCATGCCTGCTGCTCCGGAACCGGAGCGGTTGGGGTTTGGGCCTGAAGCAGATTGGCTTCTTCTGCAGCCTTTCGGATTGCTTCTGGAGTGAACTCACCTTCGTAACCTTTGATGAAGTACTTGGCCATCGGAGCATCCATCGGGATTCCGGCTTTTGAAAAAGCCAATTCCTTTTGTAACTTCTCGGCCTCTGCTGCTTTTTCTCGCAGAGTCTTCACCTCGGATTCCAGTTCTCGCATTCTTGCTCGGACTGGATTCTTTCCGGTTTGTTCTTGTGCCTCGTCTTCGGATTCGTAGACGTCTGACATGTCTCACTCCTTGCCCACTTCGGACGCGGAGGGTGTCCGAAGGCTGCTTCACCCTTGTGTTGCACGTCGAAGCCGGGGCTCTCCGACGGGTGTCCCAAATGGAACAACAAAAAACTAACAGCAAACTCGGTTGCTGTCAAGGGCTACTGTGCGGTTCCTGCTCCGGTTTCAATGGTTCCAGATGTGGCCCCAGAAGTCCTGGCGAACTGACCGCCTCCCTCAAACGCAGCCACTCTGGATCGCTGCCTTCGCTTCAGTGCCTCCAGCGCAGATGTGTCGTAGCGGAACGTGGCTCCAATTTGCTGCTGTCTGCTCAGTTCTTCTTCTCCGGTCATTTGTTGGTATAGCCCGGACAGCGACTTCATCTCACCGAAGTTCTGGGCTGCCTGTTCGGCCGTTATGCCCCTGGACGCCAGATCCTCTGCTTCTTCCTTGGTCAACTGCATGCCACCCTGCTCCAGTCCTCGGGCGGCAATGGAGGAAGCCTGGGCCTGGCGCACCCTTTCCTTGGTGGTCAACAATGGTTTTGTGCGTTCTGGATCAAGAAAATAGGCTGCAAGATCCCCTTCGTTTACGTCATAGAGTTCCTTCATTTGGGCCCTTACTTGTGGGTCAGCGTCTGCAACGGCCCTGTATCCCTCCTGAATCCTTTGTTGAAGTTCCGCCGGAGAAACATCCCCCTCGATCCATTTTTGAAAATCTGTCTGATCGTTGTAAAAATTGTTGGGCAATCCGTTTGCCGCAAGCAGTTGGCGATACTGCTCCTCTAGCGCTATGTAACTAGATGGATCCAGTTCTGGCAAACCTGCCTTTATGCGGGCGTCATTTGCGGCAAATCTTCGCCTATAAGCGTCTTGTCCACGCAATGAAAAAATCAATGCATTTGGATCCTGTAGGTCAACGGCCCCGGAGGCAATAACCGTTTTCATAAAACCCTCCAAGTCGCTCAATCCAAATCTGGCCAGCAGGGCAGACATGCGACTAAATGCATCGCTTTTTTGTTGCGCCGCAAAAGCGCCTGCTGTTCCCGAAGGGTCTGGCGTTGTTGTCGATACGCCTGCTACTGCTTGGCGTGCTTGACTTAGGCGATTTAGCAACGCTCCGCGAACATCTTCAAATGAGAATGTTCCACTGATAAAACCAGAAACTTCGCTTTCGCCATCATTGATTAGTCCTGCGCCAGCAGTACCGGCGTAGCCGCGAAGTTCTGCCAACAGCGAGTCGAGCCCGCCGAGCAGTTCTGGGTTCGTGCCGTAGAAACGTGGGCCACCAGTACCGCCACCAGTGCCGCCACCACCAGTACCGCCACCACCAGTACCGCCACCAGTGCCGCCACCACCAGTACCGCCGCCATTGCCTCCGCCGCCAGTGCCTCCGCCGCCAGTGCCGCCGCCGCCAGTGCCGCCATCCTCTTGCGGAGTGTATGGTGCCGTCAACCCAGGCTGATTCGGCGCAAGAAGACCGCGGGCCACCATTTCCTGACGCACATTAGGAGGAATCGTCGCAATATCTTCCTCGGAAAAAAACGCCATACTCATTTGATTAGACCGAACGCCCTTTCCAGCGTTGCCATAACGCTGCTAATTGTGCGATTGGCGTTATTTGTGTATTTCCAATTGTACTCATCCTCTGTCTTCAGCATCGTCTGCCATTCGCTGATGCTCATTGGCGAGCCGTCTTCATTCTTTTTTTCTAGTGCCTTTTTGAACATCGGGTTCTTTGTGGAAACGGATGTAATTGGTAACTCAAGGAGATTGGCGGCGGTTTGCTGATAAGGCTCAAAGACATCCGCCACCGTAAAACCCTGTTGAAATAAATCGGAGAATGCGCTGTACTTTTGCTGTGCTCCGTAACGCGCTTTGTTCACCAACAACTCAACGCTTTGTGGAACTCCGTTGATTACGCCGCCGGTAAGCGCTGCTTCCAGTTGTTCATCGGTAAAGTCGTAGTCGTATGCCTTGAGCGTGGCGGTAAGGTCCATGGCTTCTTTGGTTTCCTTCAAGCCGCCACCGGGCCTGTCGGCAAGTTTGCCGAAAGCCAGGTATTTCAACTCGTAGTCGGATCGGCCGTCCTGCAAGGACTGCAAGGCAAGGTTGTTGAGTTCCGATGTGGTTAGTCCAAGACCGGCAAAGGATGCCCTGATCTCCGATGTTTTGTTGCGCAACTGCTCGTCTTTTTCGGTTGGATCAAGGGCATCCCACTTTGCCCGTGATTCCGTTGTCTTTATGGCGTATTGGGTTGACAAGACCCTGTTCTTGAATGCTTCTTTGCCCGCGGTTGAAGTGAAGTCGAATGCGTCTGGATTGGTTGCGACTTCGATGAACAGGTCGATCAAGTCGCCAAAGATTTTGCGCGCTTCGGATTCTCCGGCACCACCATCAACCATTGATGCCAGTTGTG